AATCAAGAAGTATTGAAGGCTATAGCTACCCTTGCTGATAAGGTGAGTCGTTACCACGAACGCTTATTAGCAGTGGAGAGAGAAAACGAAAAATTACAAAAAGAAATATTAGAACACAGAAACGTGCCTCATATACATACAATTCAAGGTAAACCACATAACTCCGATGCAACTGTTATGGTGACAGGTTTAGACTCCGATATGGAATGTGAAGCTTGCAGTGCTTAATTAAAAAAATTACAAATAGAGTATCTAAAAGATCCATTACCTGCCCATTGTAAAGGCGAGTGAAAAACATCCGAAGAAAAAAATGTGGCTCTGTTCTGTTTAAAACCAACGTGAATACTTAGTTCATAATCGCCTGTTTCTGTTTTATGATAAAAACCTGTACCATTGTTTGTAGATTCTTCTCCATGCATAAAAATTAAACATTGATATTTTACACCCATTTTTTCGTCGGTGTGTGGTCTTGGCATATCATTTGCACCTACCATGGTGTATGTAGTTTGTATAAAATTATTTACATTAAAATTAAATTTTTTATTAATTAAATTTTTTATTTCGTTTTGAACATCACAGTCATTTACTAAAACATTCTCATGCCAATAACATCCGTTATTATCGTTAATTTTTTCTTTACTAGGTGGAACATATTCAACAGACATCATCTGTTGAACTATTTCGTTATAGATATTTAGAGGAAAAAAATCTTCTTCTATAAATACTTTACTCAGGAGTCACACCCAACATATCTGCTAAAGAAGGAGCAAATACTTTTATATCTCTTCTAACTTTTTCAACAGTTGTAGAGGTACTTGGATTATCAATATCAGCTTGAGCTTCTTCTTCTGAGTTATACTCAGCTCCTGTATCTACATTTGTAAGTGTTGTTTCAGTTTTTACTTTATAATGTGGAATTCTTCTTCCATCCTCAGTAGTAATGTGACCTAGTAATTCAGCAGGTTCAACTATCGGCATCTTCGTTTCTCCAATTTATGTTAAAACTGATGATAACTCTATCTTCATCAGA